AATCAATGCCTTAAAAGATTACAGCAGCATGAAGTACATCATAGAACATACCGATGAGGACATTGCTACCCTCAACGAAGAAATGAGTTCCCCTGCTTCTCCAGTTCTAAATGGCATGCCATCAACCCATGATCCAAAAGCTGGAGAGAAAAGGCTCATTGCCTGCATTAATGAAATTGATGTATTAAAAGAACGCTATCGCCAAGCACTGGAATACATGGACTGGTTTCAACCGGCGTGGGATGCCTTAACGGAGGATGAGCAGTATGTGTTAAAGGAGTTCTATTTGGATGATGAACAAAAGCAGATTGATGCAGTGTATAACATCTGTGACCGTTTTAACATTGAACGCTCTTCAGCTTACAACAAGAAGAATCGCGCGCTTCAGCATTTAGCACTACTACTCTATGGAAAGTAATGAGTAATATCATGGACGATTTTATTAGAAATCCATTATATAATGGTATTGTGAAAAACTGTAAAGAGCTTCGTGGGAAAACCACGGGGCTTTTTCTATGTCCAAAAGGAGGTGTGAAATGCCAAAGAAACCTAAAAGACCATGTTCTTTTCCTGGTTGTCCTGAGCTGACAGATGGACGCTTTTGCCCTAAGCATGCCAAAAGGGAAGCTTCTCGATATGAGAGGTATGATCGCAATCCGGAAACTAGAAAACGGTATGGTCGTACATGGAAAAGAATACGTGACCGTTACATCACAGCCCATCCTCTATGCGAAGAGTGCAAAAAGAATAGAAAGCTGACTCCTGCTACTGAGGTCCATCACATCCTTCCACTCTCTCAAGGAGGAACCAATGATGAAAGCAATTTAATGGCTCTTTGTACCCCTTGTCACTCAGCCATAACAGCAAGAGATGGAGAGCGATGGGGAACTCGGTAGGGGGGAGTCAAATCTCTGAGATTTTTTATTTGTGCAACGGGCGTGGGGTGTCGTATAAAAAAACGCAGATTCAAACGGGGGTATAGCCCCTCTTTGTAAAGGAGGTGTGATCGTTGGCAAAAGACGGTACGAACAGAGGTGGTGCTCGTGTTGGAGCAGGGGCAAAAAAGAAACCCCTGGCTGACAAAATAGTCGAAGGAAATCTTGGTGGCAGGAAACTGACGGTGATGGAGTTTTCAAATACTGCAGATCTTGAAGGACAAGAAATGCCTGAACCAAATAAAATGCTTGAGGCCATTCAGAAAGATGGAAAGGCTCTGGTGGCTGGTGAAATCTACAAATCCACATGGCAGTGGCTGGATAAGCGTGGCTGCGCTGCTCTGGTTTCTCCACAGCTCCTTGAACGGTATGCCATGAGTGTTGCTCGTTGGATTCAGTGTGAAGAAGCCATTACTGAATATGGCTTTCTTGCAAAGCACCCCACCACTGGAAATGCAATTCAAAGTCCTTATGTATCCATGGGCCAAAACTACATGAACCAGACCAATCGTCTGTGGTTTGAGATATTCCAGATCGTAAAAGAAAACTGTACTGGCGATTATAAAGGATCAAATCCTCAAGATGATGTGATGGAGAGACTTCTTTCTGCTCGTAGGGGCAAATAAAAACAGAGGGAGATAATAATATGAGTAAAAACTACAGAACCGCAGAAAGTGTATGCAAGGGACATCCTGATAAGCTTTCAGATTTAATAGCTGACAGTATTTTGGATGCTTGCCTTCGCAGAGACAAATCTTCACGTGTAGCCTGTGAGGTCATGGCTACTAAAGGTAAAATAATCGTGGCGGGCGAGATCACCTGCAGCGAAAAAATTAACATCCGCCTTATAGTCAAAAATGTACTTCGTGAGGTGGGCTATAATCCTTGGAAATTTACAGTATTTGTGTTTGTACATCATCAAAGTGTAGATATTGCTGCTGGTGTTGATACAGCACTTGAAGCAAGAGATGGAATTACTGACCCATATAGTTCCATCGGCGCTGGTGATCAAGGCACTGTATATGGTTTTGCTACCAATGAAACTCGTGAACTTCTTCCATTACCTTTACTTCTATCACATAGAATAGTTAAGCGCATTGATGAGTGTAGAAAAGGGAAAATAATCACTGGCATCCTGCCAGATGGTAAAGCACAAGTCACAGTTGAGTATGATGGAGATAAACCCATCCGAGTTAAAACTGTAGTAGTTTCTGTGCAGTACCTTAAAGATAAAACCCAAAAGCAGCTAGAATCAGATATCTTAAACAATGTTCTCTGGCAGTGTTTTGAGGACTTTCCTTTTGATGACGAAACAGAAATTCTGATCAATCCTTCTGGTAGGTTTGTTTTAGGAGGACCAGCTGCAGATACTGGACTAACCGGTAGAAAAATCATGGTAGATACTTATGGTGGTCTGGCTTCTCATGGTGGGGGAGCTCTCAGCGGAAAGGACCCAACAAAGGTTGACCGAAGCGGTGCCTACATGGCAAGGTATATTGCTAAGAATATTGTTTGGAGCGGGCTTGCTGATAAATGCGAGGTCGCTATTTCTTATGCCATTGGTAAAGCAAATCCAGTTTCAGTAAACGTGACATCTTTTGGTACGGGAAAAATCAGTGACGAAGATTTAACTGAACTAGTTAAAGAGATCTTTAACTTGCGACCAGCGGCTATCATTGAAAAGCTGCACCTTAGAAATGTAATCTACTCCGATACAGCAACATACGGTCACTTCAACTCATCCCTCTTCCCTTGGGAGAACGTAGACTTCAATCTAAATTTAAGAAAGGTGGCGGAAAGATATGAAGATAGAAAAACTGAAAACTAGGCTCTTACTACCCGCTGACTATAACCCTCGTAAGGATTTAAAACCAGGGGATGCAGAATACGATAAACTCAAACGCTCCATTGAGCAGTTTGGTTATGTTGAACCTGTTATCTGGAATAAGACTACTGGCAGAGTTGTAGGAGGCCACCAGAGATTGAAAATACTCCTAGATTTAGGAATGACCGAAGTTGAGTGTGTGGTCATCGAGATGGATGAAGATAAAGAAAAGGCTCTCAACATTGCCCTTAATAAAATAAGTGGCGATTGGGATAAGGATAAGTTAACACTTCTTATTGCTGATCTGCAAGGTGCTGACTTTGATGTCTCCCTTACTGGTTTTGATCCTTCTGAACTGGATGACTTGTTTAAAGATTCCCTAAAGGAAAGCATTCACGATGATGAGTTTGATGTAGATGCAGAACTGGAAAAACCAGCTATGACAAAATTTGGTGATGTCTGGAAGCTTGGGCCTCATAGACTTGTCTGCGGAGATTCCACTAAGGCAGAGACATTCACTCTACTTATGGATGGAAAGCTGGCAAACCTAGTGGTGACAGATCCCCCTTACAATGTAAATTATGAGGGCTCCGCCGGTAAAATCAAAAACGACAACATGGGTGATTCTGCTTTCTATGAATTCCTACTGGCGGCCTTTACCAATACGGAAGCTGTGATGACACAGGACTCCTCTATCTATGTTTTTCACGCAGATACGGAAGGGTTGAATTTTAGAAAGGCATTTGCTGAAGCAGGATTCTATCTCTCTGGCACCTGTATCTGGAAAAAGCAATCGTTGGTGCTTGGCCGGTCCCCTTACCAATGGCAGCATGAACCTGTGCTCTTTGGGTGGAAGAAGAAAGGCAAGCACAACTGGTATGCAGATAGAAAGCAAACGACCATCTGGGAATTTGAAAAGCCTAAGAAGAATGGCTCCCATCCGACGATGAAGCCCGTGGCTCTTGTGGCCCATCCTATTCTTAATTCAAGTCTCAGTAACTGCATCGTCCTGGATCCCTTTGGCGGATCAGGTAGTACACTCATTGCTTGTGATCAGACCCAGAGAATCTGTCACACCATTGAGCTTGATGAGAAGTTTTGTGACGTTATCGTTGAAAGATTTATTTCTGGAACAGAGACCTCAGATAACGTTTATCTCCTGCGTGACGGTAAAGAATATCGCTACAGTGACCTCCCTGAAAATAAATAACACAACTATTGAAAGATAGACTTGCTATTTACATCACTTAGAGTGATATATGTAGTAAGCAAAAAACAAGGAGGTCAATATCATGAAAATCAATTACAACGTAACCGGTACCGAACGAAAAAAGCTGGTGAAGCTCATCAGCGAAATCACAGAGGTTCCCTCAAAGTACCTGGGTGTTCCATCCTGCGCTTACCAGGTCGGACCTTACCACATTGAAAAAGACGGAGAGCTAACCTTTGACACCGAAGTGGTTCAGGCCGATATCAAGACGCTGATGAAAAAACTTCAAGATGCAGGGTTTAAAGCTGAGGTGGATGAACCAACTCCTAATGAAGCGGAACCTGAGGAAACGGGACTCATCATCCAGATACCAAAAGACTCCCTTTCCGATGAAGATTTGGAAAAGCTAGCAAAGTTGTTAGAAGCAAAAGGAAACCTCATTAAGAAAGCACTGAATGTGGATGCACTTCCCATTGAAGCCGATAAGGAACGCATTAGCTTCCCCTGGTTTTCAAAGTTGCCAAATCCTGAGGAGATAAAAGCTTATTCCCAATTCATCACAAAGCTTTGTGAGATGGCGAAAACTCAAAAGAGAATTACCATAAAAGATAAGGAAGTCGATAATGAAAAGTACGCATTCCGCTGTTTCCTTCTCCGTCTCGGATTTATTGGAGAAGAATTCAAAAACCACAGAAAGATTCTCCTTCAAAACCTATCAGGCAGCAGTGCCTTCAAAGGAGGTGCTCCAAATGAAACCGATCAGTAAAGAAAGACTGGCCCACCTACGCAAGCAGTACCCCGCTGGCGCCAGGGTCCAGCTCCTTTGGATGGATGATGTGCAAGCACCGCCAACGGGCACAAAAGGCACCGTGTGGGGCGTGGATGACACAGGCTCCATCATGGTTCAGTGGGACAACGGCAGCAGCTTGAATGTGGTTTACGGCATTGATTCCTGCAAAGTAATTGATGAAAAATCCAGGAAGGAGGCATAGCAATGAAGGCATTATTTGGTCGAAAGTTCTACAACCTTAAGGAACTAAAAG